AGGCTTTACGATAAAAGAGGTTGATGTAATGGCTCACGGTAGACAGTCTAGCGACGCTAAGGGAGCTCTAGAATTACCTGAGAGTGATTTCCAGAACTTTGAACACCAATGCCCTAAATGTGAGTTTGAATTCAATGATAAAAAATGAGTTAAAAACTGGACCTTGGTATCTATCTGACTTAGAGAAAATAAACAAGATAGGTAAGACTGTCTTCTCCTGCTTTTGTTGTGGGGGAGGTTCCACTATGGGGTATAAGCTTTCTGGATACGATGTACTCGGAGGCGTAGAGATAGACCCTAAAATGTCTGAGATATACAAAAAGAATCATAACCCTAAACATATGTTTGAAATGGGCGTAGGTGATTTTAATAAACTCCCTAAATCTGAAATACCTTCGGAACTATTTAATCTAGATATTTTGGACGGGTCGCCCCCATGCTCTAGCTTCTCTAGGGCAGGTAGTCGAGAGAAGCAATGGGGTAAAAAGAAAAAGTTCCGTGAAGGACAAGCGGAGCAAGTTCTAGATGATTTATTTTTCGACTTTATAGCCACAGCTAAGAAGCTACAGCCTAAAGTTGTTGTGGCTGAGAATGTTAAAGGATTAATTCAAGGCCATGCTCGAGGATATGTAAAACAAATTTTTCAAGGCTTCCGTGAAGCGGGCTACTTGTGTCAACTATTCTTATTAAATGCTTCTCGTATGGGGGTTCCTCAGCGGAGAGAAAGAACATTCTTTATAGCTAACAGGTTAGATAAGAAAATAGCTTTGGATTTTAACGAGCTACCCATTTCTGTTAGTAGTATGAATATCGCTAAGGAACACGCGCTGCGGAGTCTCAGTGACCGAGAGCTAGAGTTGTGGCATTGGTTAGATGAGAATAAGGAAAGATGCGGCGGTAAGGCTAGTACTGCTTTGTACGGTAAGAGAGCTAGGTTTAATACGATTAAGTTACAGAGTAGAGAACCCGCTAGTACTATAACGGCAAACTGTAATATAATGCATTGGAGTCTCCCTAGAAAACTGTATAAGGAGGAAGTCTTTCAGATACAATCTTTTCCTCTAGACTACAATTGCGATAACTATGAGTACTTATGCGGTATGTCCGTCCCTCCATACATGACAAACAGACTAAGCACAGAAATCTATAAACAACTATTATGCGACGAGGTATAAGATGCCGACGCCCCGAAAAATAAATAAACCTCGTAGACGATCTCCGAGAATCAAGGAACATAACTTGGTACCTATTGGGGAAATTGAGAGACGTACACCTATCAAACCTAATCCGGCTAAAAGAGGCAATAAAGAGGGCTCAAACGGAGGAGGGGGAAAACGGAACGCTAAGATATTTAATGAAGAAAACTTAGCTCGAGTAGAATCTCTAGCTGCGAGTGGGCTATCCGTGTCTCAAATAGGGGCGTACTTCGGTGTCTCTCACGCAGGTATATACTCACTAAAAAAAAGAATGCCTGAACTACAGATGAGTATTGATAAAGGTAGGGCTATAGGTATAGGTGCCGTCGCTCAAAAACTTAGGACCGAGGCCGAGGCAGGTAATATGCAGGCGGCTATTTTCTATCTAAAAGCAAAAGCAGGTTGGACAGAGAAAGTACAAGTTGATGTTAATGCTACCGTTGCGATTGATGTAGCTACGATCGAAAGAATCGAAAGCCTCACTCCTCTACAACGCTCTACAAGATTAAAAGAATTGAGCGACCTGCGTGAATTAGAGTCTGAGGTTATAGACGTAGACATAGAGGTAATCTGCTAAATGTCTCAAGCTCTCCTCGATGCGGAATATGACTACCTAACTAAAATGGAACTTAAAGAGGAGGAGATAGCTGCGGCCGAGCGAGCTAAGAAATCTCTCCTATCTTTTACAGGCTATACCAAGAAAAACTACGAGGCTAAATGGTTTCACAGAGTGTTATGTGCTTACCTAGATTTCTTCGTAGAGGGTAAGATAAAAAACCTAATGGTTTTTATGCCTCCGAGGCACGGTAAGAGTGAGCTAGTATCTAGAAAACTACCTGCCTACATCTTAGGGCGAAACCCTGATGCCCATATAGTCACAGCTGCATATTCTGCAAAACTAGCGATTAAGATGAGTGCGGATACACAGAGTACAATGGACTCGGAGGAGTATCGCTCTATATTCCCTGAGTCAGCTATATTACAAAAAGGTATGACTTTCACAGGTAAAGTACCTAAACGTACGGGGGACTATTTTGAGGTAGCTAACCCTAAGTATTCAGGCTCTAATCAAAATGTAGGCGTGGGCGGCTCGCTTACAGGTTTCGGTTTTGACTTCGGACTGATTGACGACCCTTTTAAAAACAGGGAGGAAGCGGACTCGCCGACTACTCGAGAGGCTGTATGGAATTGGTATACCTCTACATTCCTTACGAGACAAGATAGCGAGGATGCGGCTAAGTGTCTTCTAATGACACGTTGGCATGAAGAGGATTTAGCGGGTAGGCTCTTGGCTCTAGCAAAAAAAGACCCCGAGGCCTATAAATGGACAGTCCTTGTATTGGGGAGGCTCTTTGGCCGGGAAGGTTTTCCACAAAATTTCTAGCTCGGCAAAAAGCGGCTAATTCGAGGGATTTCTCCGCACTATACCAACAAAACCCTTTCACAGAGGGCGGCGCTATTCTCAAAAAGCACTATTGGCAATACTACGAACCTCACGAGCTGCCTAAGTTTTTGGATGAGATCATGTTAAGCGTGGATTGTGCTTTTAAAGATTTAGATACGAGCGACAATGTAGTTCTGCAGGTCTGGGGTCGTAAGGGAGCCAACAAATACTTAATAGATGAGTATTGTGACAAAATGGACTTTATCGCTACATGCAACGCACTAAAAGGTATGGTTCTGAAATATCCTAAAGCATATACAAAACTCATAGAAGATAAAGCCAACGGTCCAGCTGTGATTACAGCTATGAAAAGTAGAATCTCGGGGCTTGTACCTGTAGAGCCTCAAGGCAGTAAAGTAGCTCGAGCGTTCGCTGTGTCTCCTCAATGTGAGAGCGGCAATGTGTACCTACCTGTTCCGGAAACTTGTGATAAATTTAATGTAGATGAATTTGTAGACGAATGTGCTAAATTCCCAAATGGAAAACACGATGATAGAGTAGATGCATGTACTCAGGCTTTATTTAGGCTTGAGGCTAACGAGGGTATAGACCTAGCCGCCTTAGCCGCTTGGTAATTAGAGAGGTTATAGTATGAACACTTTGGACAGATTAAAAGACATAGTGCGTATGGATGGGTGGAGCAATATCCTAACGGGTTTGGGTCTAGGGAAAAAGGACAAGCGTACTGGTGGAGCTATCTCATTTACTCCACTCACTGAGCACGAGGCCGAGGACCTATTCGCTGCCGATACAATGGCTCAGAAAATAGTTAAAATGCTTCCTCGAGATATGGTTCGAGAGGGCTTTCGTCTGACAAGCTCCGATATCGATGAAAAGATATTAGAGTCTGCAATGGATTATTTCGAAAGACTCACTAGTACTCTAAACGGAGACAAAATTTGTAAGGCTATGGAGTGGGGCAGAATGTACGGCGGAGCCGCGCTAGTCATTGGTACCGATCAGGATGAATCTGTAGAACCTTTAGATACCGACTCTCTACGAACCATTACCCACCTTACTTTGATGAATAGATATGAATTAATAGCTCATGACATTACGGCAGACCCTACAGACGAAAACTTTAGTTATCCCGCTACATACGCTATACAGCCTCGTGTTACTGGTAAGGGCGTGGGTATGCTTCAGGCTGGTACGGTCCATATTCATCACACACGCTTGATAAAATTTGACGGTATCGAGCTCCCTCGCATGACATTTATGAAAAACCAATATTGGAATGATTCAATATTAAACAATCTGAAAGATGCGATACGTGACTTCCAAGCCTCTTATGATTCCGCTCATGCTCTAATACTTGACTTCGCTCAGGCAGTGTATAAAGTAAAGGGACTCAAAGATATTATAAGTAGCCCAGACGGCCAGAAGACTATACAGGACAGGATAGCTATAATCGAGCTTACAAGGTCTGTCCTTCGAGCTGCGATAGTAGACGCGGACGGGGAGGATTTCGAGCGTAAGACTACATCTATGCAGGGCTTGGATAAAGTACTCGATTCAATATCTAGAAAGTTCGCAGCTTCCACAGAATATCCTCACACAATATTATTAGGCGAGTCTCCTAGCGGCTTAGGGGCTACCGGAGAGTCCGAGAAAAACGATTACTTTGATTTAGTACTTCGAGAACAGAAACAAGTCCTCAAACCTAAATTAAGGCGAATGTTTGAATTAATATTCTCCGCCGGCGACGGTCCTACGGGCGGAGTAATTCCCGACAATTGGGATATAGATTTCGCTCCTCTGAAACATTTGAATAAAAAAGAATTGATCGAGGCAAGGAAAACTCAGGCCGAGTCAGATAAAATTTATATAGAGGCCGGAGTAGTGGACCCCGACGAAATAGCTGAGAGTAGATTCGGCTCAGGTGAGTATAATTTCGAAACTGAGGTTAACCTCGAACTTCGAGATACTTCTAAAAGACCTGTCCCCGAGGAAGGGGACGACCCTGACAGCGAAGTAAGGACAGACGGAATAAGTAAGTCGAGGTATTTCCGAGGTAGCTCGAAATTATGAAAACATTACCTGAAATCGATACAGCAATTAGAAAGCGAATGAAGTTTCACGACCGCAGAGGAAAAACGTGGAGTCCAGTCGTCCCGCCTCTTCTGCACCCGAAGCATATCGAACGCAGGTATACCAAGGATTTAAGGAAAAGTTATACTTTACTGTTTGAAATGATTAGAAATAGACTACTAACAAAGCTCCCTGAAATGACCGATCAAAACGCTAGAGAGCTTGAGACTCGTAGGTTTGATAGCGCCGACGATGATTTAAGGGTAATTTTGCAGGGTATTTCTATTGAATTTAGTAGAAATTTAACGCAGAATGAAATCAAACGAATCGCGCAGAGAAGAGGGATTGAGGTTAGCGAGTATAACCGCATCCAAAACAAGAAAGTCTTTAAGAGGCTACTCGAGGTAGATGTTTATCAGTCAGAACCTTGGCTAACTAGTGCTCTAGAGTCTTTCGCTAACGAGAATGCGGCACTGATTACTACGCTTTCGGATAAGCACATAAACGACGTGAGAAATGTAGTCGTAAATGGATTTAGAGACGGGGTAGCAGGAGAAGAGTTAGCTAGTCGAATTCGTAACAAGATTAATAAGAAGACTAGAGCAAACTATAGGTTGATTGCTAGAGACCAAGTGAGTAAGCTCAACGGACAATTAAGCGAGCTAAGACAGAGAGACGTAGGTGTCACGGAATACGTGTGGAGAACTTCTAGAGACGAAAAGGTTCGCCACAATCACAGATCGAAAGAGGGCGTTACCTTCCAATGGGACAAGCCTCCTTCGGACACAGGACACCCGGGCGCCGACTTTCAATGTAGATGTTATCCGGAACCAGTTTTAACAGGATTGATAGAATGATAGTAAATAGATTCGATAACTCCCCAGTCCAGAAGCCAATCAAATTACATAATGGATTTCTAAAAGTCCCGGTTACAGTCACTCGTACCGGGGTTTTAAATTACAGGATAAAAGAGAAAAACGGGTTCTCTATTCGTAAAGAGGTGCGACTCCCCGAGCATGTTTTTAATAAAGATTCTCTAGCTACTCTAGACGGTATTCCTCTCACAAATTCTCATCCTCCGGGATTGCTCACTCCTGAAAATGTTCAAAAATATTCAGTGGGCTCCGTGAGCGGAGGCATTGAGAGAATGGACGACGACGACGGATTTAGTTACGTAAATACTCACGCAACTCTACAAGCTAAGTCCGTAATCAAAACCGTGGAAACCACGCCTATCAGGCAAGTGAGTAGTGGATACACATGTGATTTAATCAAACAAGACGGAGTGTTTAACGGAGAAGCATACACTCATATTCAAACAGATATTAAATACAATCATTTAGCAATTGAGCCAAAGGGTCGCGCAGGCTCTAAAGTTCGGTTGCGTATGGACAGTGACGGCGAGGTGGTCGAGGGCGAGGACAATCCAAAACCCGAACCAATAATTAATAATCCGGAAGGAAAGAAAATGGAAGTAAAACTAGACGGGGTTACATTTGAAACCTCTAACAGTTCTTTAGTCTCCGCAATCGACCAGGCTCTTATACGTAGAGACTCACAGAATGCAGTTTTGACTACAGAACTAAATGATTTAAAGGCAGAGGGCACTAAAAATTTAGATGCCCTACAGGCTAAGTTTGATGCCGCAGACGAGGACGTAAAAAAGTTACGTTTGGATGCGGAAAAGCTAGACGTTAATGCTTTGGTTAAGGCTAGAGTCGATCTAGTTACAAGTGCTAAGCCACACTTGAGCAAGGAAACTTTTGACAAAATTGACGACATGGATGAGAAAGCTATTAAGGTAGCTGTAATTTCTTCTAAGTCTGAAAATTTTGACGCAGCTGATAAGTCAGACGACTATATTTCTGCTCGTTTCGATGCGGCTATGGAGTCGGCTCCTGAGCCTACGAAGGGTAAAAAGAACCCTCTAGACACAGCGATTACCGGAAAGCAACAGGCTAGAATGGATAAAGCAGAGACTAAGACCTCTGAAGAAATCCGACAAGACAGCATGGATAGTTCACTAGCAGCGTGGCAACGTCCACTGTCTAGCTCTACAAGAAAGGAAGTATAGACTATGAGTCAAACAACAACTCCAAGTATTGGCCAAGCGGCGGGCTTTAACGGTATGTTAGCAGACGGCTACGGTTCTGTTCGCGACATAGTATCTAGTGTAGCTGTAGCTGCCCCCGTAGGCATCGGGAAACTAGTTGTTACCGATCAAGTCAACGGCGACGATGCGGCTAGACTTCCCGCTAGTGCGGCGGACATTAACAACTTGGCTAAGGGCGTAGCAGTACACGCACAGAGTCAAGAAACTACTCTTGAGGTTAACCCTGTTTGGCCTTTAAACTCTGCTTTCCCTACCCTACAAAAAGGTAGAATCTATGTAGCAGTAGAGGACGCTGTAGAGTCGGGACAACCTGCTTTTGTTAGGTTCCAAGCAGGTAACGAAGGTGGTTTTAGGTCAGACGTAGATACGGCTAACGCTGTACAACTACAGGGCTCTAAATTCAGATCGTCAACAACCGGAGCAGGTATAGCCATTGTAGAGCTAAACTTACCAGCGTAATGAAAGGTTAATATGTCAGGACAAACTTTTGTAAGATTAGATGCGGACGAGTCAGTGTTTTTCGCTCGTGAATTAGAAGTAATTAAAACCAAGTCGTATGATATCAAGTATGCGAACCTTAAGGCTCGTACTCTTATCCCTGTGACTTTTGCTACAGGACCGGGCGCTCAGTCTATTACGTATGAGCAGTACGACCAAGTAGGGCTAGCTAAAATCATTGCTGATTACGCTAGAGATTTCCCTAGAGCGGATATTAAAGGTAAAGAATTTACTTCTATCATTAAGTCCATTGGTTCTAGCTATGGTTACAGTGTTCAGGAAATTCGTTCCGCTACTCATGCGGGAAAGCCTTTGTCTACTCGTAGAGCTTCGGCTTGTCGCAAGGCAATTGCAATTAAGGAAAACCGTTTAGCTTGGGTTGGTGACTCTAGTGTCAACCTTCCAGGTTGGTTAACTAACCCGAACATTCCAAACGTAGTTTTGTTGAATGACGGAGCGGGCTCTCTTACGACTTTCGCATCGAAAGTTACTACTCCGGATAAAATTATCCGTGACTTGAATGAGATTGCTAACGCAGTTGTAATTCAGTCAAACGAAGTAGAATCTCCAAACACAATGCTTATGCCTATCACGCAAAAAACTTTGATTGGGTCTACTCCTAGAAGTACTACAAGCGATAAAACTATCCTTGCTTACTTCATGGAAAACAACGTAGCCGGAATTTCCGACTGTGAAATGGTAGTAGAGCTTGCGGCATCAAATGGTTTTGTTGGAAACGATACATGTATCGTTTACGATAGAAACCCAGACGCTATGGAGTTAGAAATTCCTCAAGATTACGAAGAATTCGCACCACAGCCTCAAGGTATGGAATTTGAAATAGCGGCTCACCAGAGAATAGGTGGAGTATTAATTTACTACCCACTTAGCCAAGCTATGACAGACGACGTATAATTTCAAACTAACCAGGAGGCTTGTTCTCCTGGTTTCTTCATTTCGGGAATAAAATTATGAGTAAGCAATTCATTATAGCGATGGTAATATTTAATACAGGCGCTAGAGTAAATGTAGGGGGCTTGTCTATCGTTCCAGGTAAGAATGAGCTGGGTCCGAAAGACGCTAAAAAGTGGGAGCAAGCGCAGAAAATTCCTACAGTCGCTACAATGGTAAAAACCAAGCGTTTGTTTGAAGTAGGGGCTCCTAGTGAGGCTACGGACAAGGTAAGCGAAGACGCTAAGGCTAAAGCCGACGCAGACGCTAAAGCTAAAGCGGCCGAAGCTAAAGCTAAGGCAGATGAAGCAAAAGCGGCCGAAGCTAAAGCTAAGGCAGATGCCAAAGCAAAAAAAGAAAATAACAAAAAGTAAAATTCGAAAGGTCTACACATGTTAGTAAATTATAGTTTAGCGAATGCGTTGAATGTCCCAGTAGCGAATGAGCAGGGCATTATTAGAGATCACTTAGTTTTATCTCCCGGAGTAAACACGGTCCCCGATGCGGATTGGATAGCTGTCCGGGAAATAAAAAAAATAGCTAAAATGCTTAAGGAAAATATCCTAGTCATTGAGTTAGATGTAGCCGCCTCTAAAGGTAACAAAGCTCCTCTTAGCCAGGACCAAGAACTCAGAAGCCTAAACATTAAAAAGGCTATTCCTCTAGTAAAAAGCACATACAACGTAATCACGCTAGAAAAATGGTTAGAATCTGAAGCAGACAGACCTAACGTAGCGACGGAGATCACAAAACAGATTGCTATGATTGAGGCTCAAGCTAAAGCACCTAACAAAGACGACAAATAAAGGGTAGGCTTATGGCTATTACTACAGACTACGACGACATTATATGTATAGCTCCTGAGCTCTCGAAACAAAAGAAAGCTAGAGTAGGTAAATTCATTGCTCTAGCTATTCTGGACGTGGACGAGACAGTGTGGGGAGCTAAAGCTAGTTTCGCCGTGAGCCTACTCACTGCCCACCTCCTTACGATGTTTTCCCGAAAAGGTAACGGAGCGACGAAAAGAAAAAAGGTGGGGACCAGTGAAGTAGAGTTTCAGATATCAGGCTCAAATGATAGCACTAAAGACGCGGCCTACATGGAAACTCCATACGGAAAACAATTCCTACAGGAGAGAAAAACTTTAGTGACTATACCTTATTTGGTATGCTAGATGGGTATCATAACCAAGGACATAAACAGGGGCTATCTTGAAGCAATGGAAGAAATTGCCAAGGTTAAAAGAGGTCCACATGTTAAAGTTGGTTTCCAAGGTTCCTCGGGCGACAGGTCCCACTCAAAAAATAGTAAAGCCTCAGTTACAGAAATAGCTACCTATAACGAGTTCGGTACCGTTTCCCGAAAGGGTAATCCTCACATTCCGGCTCGTCCTTTTGTTAGAACTACAATCGATGAAAACTTGAGAGCTCTCCTTAGAATAAACGGGCAGCTGTTATTCAAAATGTCTAAAGGGGAAATGACTACACAAAGGGCACTAAAAATACTTGGCCTGAAAATTCAGGCTCTCATGCAAAAAAAGCTTACTGATATAAAAGACCCCCCTAATGCTCCGAGTACAATCAAACGTAAGAAGTCCTCGAACCCCCTTATAGACACGGGAAGACTCCGGCAGTCAATTACATTCGTAGTTGAGAACGCGGGCTTAGGGTCCGGTACAGACAGCGAGCAGCGCTCTCCCACTAGACAAAAGCGGGTTAGTAAGCGTAGTATGAAGAAAAAGCGGAAAATAAAAAGACGAGTAAAACTTTCTATTGCAAGGGGCAGAAAGTCCGCGATAAAGAAAGCTCGTTTTGTAAACAGAAAAACGAAGTCTAAAGTCAAGCACATTCAGAAGCGTTCGGGTGTGAATTATAGGAAAGCGAAACGTAAAGTCCGCTCTAAGGCCAAGCATGTAGCCAAACGGACAGGGGTTAATTTCCGAAAAGCTAAGAGAGCGATTAAGCGTAGACGAGCCCAGAGGAGAGCTAAAAAATGAGTTTCGATAGTATCATGGACGATCTATTTACGGATGAAATTAAAGTGCTTCGCTATACTAAGACTAGACTAATAGCAGGCAAACAAAAGGCTTCCTTGTTACCACCGATTAAAACCGTGGGGTCCGTGCAACCTTTGGAAGGAAGAGAGCGGGAAAATTTACCCGATAACTTTCGTCAAAGCTATGTGCTAAAATTGTTTGTACCCATTGCCTTACTAGTCTCAGACGAGAAGAAAAATCAGAGAGCTGATAACCTTTTAATTGAGGGAGAGGGTAGCGAAGAGTTCGAAGTCATTTCCTCCAAAAAACACAGGGCTCTAGATATGGGACATTATGAAGTTATTGCCGCGAGAGTGAACTAATATGAGTAACTATAAAATAATTAAAGAGCTCACAGAGAAAATAGAATCTACTTTTCTCAAATGGATTACAGACGAAGGTGCTTATAGTGTAGTCATGTCCGAGCATTCAGATCACAGGCCAGACGGTCCCCACTTTGCTTTTAAAATCTTGGGAGAGATTACTCCTATCGGCGGCTCAGACGAGCAGACTATGGAGAAAAATCATCTAGGAGAATTGACAGGCCGTATGGTTCTCAGGGCTCACAGAGAGTTTACTATCTCTATTGAGTCGGTAGGCAAGGCTGTACCTAACCGAGGCAATCTTAAAGACTTCGTAAGGGCAACCGATATGCTAAATGCATTGCATTTAGGCTTAGATACGCCTACAGTAAGGGCTAGATTTCAAGCGATAAATGTAGCGATAAATGACAAAGGCAATGTGTCCGATATTTCCCAATTTTTGGAAACGGAGACAGAGCCTAGAGCACTACTAGAAATGTTATGTAGCACTCGAATTGATATTGTAGATGAGCCGGGGTATTTCGAGAATGCGGAAATAACTGGCTGTACAGATACGAATGGAGACGGGACTTACAATCTCGACACAGGACTTATAGAAATTTAATTTTTTTGGAGGTAGAGCATGTCGGGACTCGACACAGTAATTAAGGTCAATATCACTAGGCAAACAAAAGTTCCGACCCGAGCAGGTTTCGGTACGGCGGCTTTTGTATCGGAAGGTTCTACCTTCGCTGGCCTAATTAAAAGCTACAGCGATACGGATGCGGTAGCTGTAGACTTCGCAGCGGGTCTAGTGGACGCGGAGGTAGTGCAAGCTGCGAATGTTCACTTTAGTCAAAACTTAAAAACAGCTAAGTTTTGGGTTATTAAAAAGGGAGCTGATTTAGCTCACATTCAGTTAATAACTTTCGCCGGTGCTTTCGTAGCGGACAATGTTATTAACATGGACGTAAACGGAAACGCTGTGGGTCCTGTAGCTTTT